CACTTACCGGGGCCAATGTTATAGGGACAAAATGACGCGATACCCGCTTTCTGGGGTTCGGTCAGCGGCACTTTAATATTGCGCTCCACCCATGCCAGCGCCTTATCACGCTCAATGGCGTTGACCTGGTCGCATTTTTCCTTCGACAACTTCATGCCCGGGACGACAGGTTTACTATCCACCAGGATGGCACCGCGGCAGATGGTCCAGATACCCCGTCTCCCGCAATCCGGAAGCTCACAACAACAAGAGGGGCATCAGCTCACACCGACAGCCCCTTCGCATGGTTACATCATCATTTCGCCGTCAGGCTGAGGCTCACTGCTACCATCAGGCTGAGACCCGACGCCATCTGAAACAGCACTGTCATCCGCAATGCCTTCCGGCTCCGGAACAGTCGGTGCGCCCAGCAGTTCATCCAGAATGGCATCCACTTCTGCATCAAGACGCGCCTCAAGGTTCTGCCGAAGTTGCTGTTTCAGTGCGCTTCTGACTTCTTCAGAGCGCAGGACTTCCTTCACTGCTTCAGCAGTGACCAGCGATTTTATTTCTGACATGGTATTTTCTCGTTGAAAGGTGTTGTTAAGAAAGTTGCTACGGAATGAGAGGCTCTTCGGGTTTTGTTCCGGCTGACTGACTGGCACTGATTTTCTCTGCGGCCCTTTTATCAATCTGCCTGCGCCAGAAATCGCGCACTGCCCTGTACCCACCCGAAAGAAGATACAGCACACAGACCGCCGTACAGAAGTACAGCATCACCTGATGAATAAATGTCATAGTTTCTTACCGTTATGGTTGACAATGAGAACTGTTTTCATTTAAAAAACCGATATACGAAAGCATCTTTTCTTTACATTCTCCATTGGGATTACCTCCGCCAGCCTCCGTTCCTGCCGCTGGCGGCTTTTTTTATCATGCCGCGGCATCCGCGTTGTTCACTTCCACCTTCACACTGTCAATCAGCAGCGTATATGTCGCCGCCTTTGATATGCCTGTCAGTTGCAGTTTGTCCGCCGCCCCTGATGCCGGAGATTTCACCAGTGTGAACGGCGTCCCCCGTTTCTCATCCAGTACCGGCGTCACCTGAATGCTGTTGTTTCCGGCAAACTCAAAAGCCAGTGTGTGCCATCCGTTATCAAAGACCCCGAACGTATCCAGCTTCGCATTCGGCTTCTTGTGGTACATCGCGTTCAGGTTCGTCGCATCCGTCTGCAGGAAGAAGGACATCAGCATGTCGTTGCCTTCCTCTGCCAGCGTCACTCCCTCCGGCAGGGACGACAACTGCCAGTAAATGCCCAGGGCAAACCGATTCGGCACCAGTGAACCCGGCAACTTAAACCGTACGCTCACACGTCCCCCCTTCTTCAGTAACTCCACTCCCTGTCCGGCTGCATCATGCTCCAGAAACCAGATGTGGTTTTCCGGTTTATTCAGTTGCAGGGCCTTACCTCCCGTAGCCCCCGCATCACTGACCACCGCTTCAGCAATGTTTTTGTTAACATTGTCTCCGCTCGCCGGTTTGTGATAATAGCGCCAGCCCTGTGATGCCAGGTCTTCGCCGGACGCCAGCAGACTCATCAGGGTTCGGTTACTGACCGGGGCTTCCGGCTCTCTCTCCGTACCTTCACCGGAAGGTCCGGTGGGCTTCACCGTATCAGGCTGTTTTCCGGTAATGAATTCAGCGGTTCTCCCGGCATGCACAAGAATCGCCGTTGCCAGACGGTCGGAAATAATCCCACGACGTGCCCATGATCCAAAATGCGTTTTACGGTCGGCCGTCGTCCAGGTTTTGGCGTCCGTTCGACCACCGGCTCCGTAATACCCAATATCCGCAACATCCGGATCTTCTGACGGCTCGTTGGTACCCACATTTCGCCCGTTTTCATCCGTCATAAACGGCACAAAGAAGATTTTTTTTGCGGATTTCGTCTTGTATGCACCATACACCGCATCGTATTGCGAAGAATAAGTCTGCTTCCAGTAGTAGGTCGTGTCGCCACAAATCCAGGGAACCGATGACGGAGAGCCCCCGAGACACTGACCTCCGAATTCCGACAGGTCAGAACGATATTTTTCCACCATGGAATCAAACAGCCCCGGCTGAGTGGCGTATGCACCCTGTTTCAAATCAAACTCGCCCTGCATCCAGACCACTGCAAGCAGAATATTTTTAGGGTTAGCCTTCAGTGCGGCCTGAGTACGGGTAAGCAGGTCCTTGTACAGTGGCTTATCTACACCCCAGCGTGCCGAGGTCTCGCTTGCGCCGGTGGATTCGCTGAAGGTACCTTCATCGCCCGCCAAAAATGCAGAACCACCACGACAGCATGGTACCAGCAGGATCCCCGCGTTATTCGGGATATACGGAAGCAGTTTTTTGGCAATATGTAAGCCCTGGCCGACACAGCCGTACTGCCCTTTGCTCAGGTCTGCCTTCGGATGATTCAGCGTACTCATATCCTGCACATCATGCAGACAGTGGTCAGCCGGGATGATGTCGTTATACGTACAACTCTCTCCACCCGGAGTTACCGTGCTGCGGCGCGCCAGCTGTTTAATGCGCGGATCCGGAGCATCGTAAGAATCCGGTAACGGAAGCCCTTCACCGTAGGCCATGCCGTTGGACTGTCCGGCAAGCACAACCACGTAGAACCAGTCCGGCTCAGATGAAGGGCCGACCTGTGGATCTCCTTCAATAGCCACCGCCTGCATCAGTGTGTACGGCGTAATGGCAACCGGTCCGCCATATGGCTGCCAGCCCTCTTTCAGTTTGTGTGTCAGCTTTTCCGCAAGGTCTGACGGCGACGCCGCCCTGACAACATCATAGTGTTTAAATGCCATGAATCCTCCCGGCCGGGAGAATATTGTGAGTAAAATGAGGAGCGGGCTGAAGTCCGGAAGTTACAGGACAATGGCAGAAGAGAGACAACAGCCCGCAATACGAAAAAGGCCGCGCTATTGCGCAGAGTGATTACTGTCGGATATTATTCGCCAGCTGAAATATTACTTCACGTTTTGTTGTTTATTCCTTGCCGCCCGCGTCTCCCTGCGCGGGCTTTTTTGTCCATAAGAAAGCCCCTCCGGAGAGGGGCTGGAGAGTGGCGCTATGTGCCATTGCATGGTGCCGGGTGCCTCCCGGTGAATTCAGTACCAGCACCTGAATCCGCGATTATCCCATATACCTACTCGCTGATTGCCCCTCCGCACAGGGGGATTCACCATGCCAGTTTCTTTTAACAAACTCCCCGCAAAACAGACAACAGTCAACCGCCTGAATTGTGAGACATTTAAAAAAAAGCCCGCAAAAGCGAGCCAGGGAAAATAAGTGTGGCGCGTTGTACTGGATTCGAACCAGTGACCGATTGCTTAGAAGGCAATTGCTCTGTCCGGCCCTGTCGCGGAACGTGTGGTAGGCCATATTTGCATCTCCGGCCCTAGCCTGATGAGCGGTTACTTTGGCGACCAGGTTTCACAAGACGAGATTGCCGCGACGGGCTGGTTAGACACCGGGGACCTCGGTTATCTGCTGCATCCAGCGTATGCTCAACAGGAACGCGAATCATGGTATCTGCCAGCCATTCGACGTAATCCATATCACGGGTGATCGACGGATAACGGAAGTCGATATCCAGCACATTCGCCAGTTCATCGAAGTATTGTTCCGCTCTCTGGCGAGATCGTCAATATCGAAGACGTGCCGGATGTCGTTTTTGCGGAAAAAATCGTTGGTGATGGTATTGCTATCAAACCAACGGGTAACAAAATGGTCGCGCCTGTAGACGGCACCATTGGTAAAATCTTTGAAACCAACCACGCATTCTCTATCGAATCTGATAGCGGCGTTGAACTGTTCGTCCACTTCGGGATCGACACCGTTGAACTGAAAGGCGAAGGCTTCAAGCGTATTGCTGAAGAAGGTCTTTATCAAACCAAATATGGCGTAAACGCGGCAGTGGTTTGTTCACCAGATTGGCTTTGCCGACATTGGGGAGATTAATAAAGTCTTTAAAATTATGATAACGACCGCCGGGGACGATGGAGTCG